ATACTACTGTATTACTACATTACTACATTACTATACTACTATACTACTATACTACTATACTACTATACTACTACATTACTATACTACTGTATTACTACATTACTACATTACTATACTACTGTATTACTACATTACTACATAACTATATAACTATATAATTTTTTATTTATCATATTTACTTAATGTATATACATATAATACATGCAATTAAATATAATAAATAACATGCAATAAATAAATGAAGCATATTTATTTATTATACATGCAATAACTAATACCCCATCTACTTAATAAATATGCTTCATTAAATAAATAAATAAAACTAATTGCGCTACAAATTATGTATTGCAAACTACATTATTTGTAGTATGACAATTTACATTTTTATGTTGCATACATTATCTACATGCAACATTATATTATGAAGCCCCCTTAAATAATTAAATGGGGTACAGTTAATAAATGAGCATGGAGGCCCCACCATAAATATGAGCTCTGAATTCACACTCTCCGTTTCCAAGGCCATCCTGCATAATATTTTCCACTTGACATCTAGGAGAGGGGTGTGTTATATTCCAGGTCACTATTTAAATCAAGGAGACTTCACAATGCGTGATACTGAACTCTACCGTCTCACCCCCACAAAGGGCTTCATAAAAGGGGACTTGCGTTACATCGCCATTGACGCCGTGAGGGACTGTGCTGCCGAGCAGTGCCCTGTGTTTGATAAATGTCCTTACCAGAAGGTGGGTAAATGTACTGTAGAGGCCAAATATTTGGAAGCCGTCATGGACTCCTACATGGACATGGTTAAGAAAGACCTAAACCAAGAACTCCTCAACGCCTTCACCCTGAGACTCCTTCCCTTATTCCACCAATTAGTTAGGTTCCAAATCTTCGCCTACTCTGTAGATGAGGTGTTCTATACTACTGCCCGTGGCCTCGTCAAGCCTCACCCCGTGTTTAAAGAAATAAGGGAGACCATAAAGTCAATCGAAGCTACTCAGCGCAGCATAGGCCTAGAAGGGGAGTACAACCGCGCTCTTGGTAACCTAAAGCAGCCTGGAACCCTCCCTTCAGCGGAGCATGAAGAGGACATTTCCAATCTGCCTAGAGGCAGCAACTGGCGCGAGGAGTGGAACAAGAGGTACTTTGACAATAACCTTGGGTTGCGAGAACCTGATGATAAACCTACTTTGAAAAGGAAGGGATTAGATGCCACGCCGTAGTCACAACAGAAGGCGCTCTATGGAAGGCCGCTGTATAGATTGTGGGGCTTATGCAGAGTTTGGGAAGATAAGATGTGAGGGGTGCTTGATGAGACAGAGGGTGCAGAAGAAGGAAAGGCGTGGAGAAAAAAAGCGTATGAAACAGTATGCAAGCAAGAGGGATCTTTTAAAATTCAGTAGATGAGAGGGGATAAAAATTATGGCTAACAGCGAATTAAATGTCAAGCTGCAAGTGACGGAGGGGAATATAGAACATATGCTGAATGGGCTTGAGGAGTTCAGCGGGCTTGAGGTGAAAGACATTGGGCTGATGAGAAACGAGAAAGGCAAGCTGCAAGTGATAGTGGTGATGTGGAGAGGCAAAGGTGCTAAGAGTAAAGAGGAGTAAGACGGAGAGAGAGGTACCTATAAGTTACCAGGATGGTGCTGAAGGCTGCATCCGTTTCTGTGAAGACCACGTTCGGGTTCCCATCTTCGTTGATAAAAGAGAGGCTTGGTGTCTGCTGCGAGAGCTGCCCACTATACCTAATCCTAAAACAGGTCGAAGCTACAGAGATATGTGGGAGGCACAAAAAGATATTCTGCGAGAGTGCCTTGCAATGGACAGCGAAGGGCTGTTTCTCTACCGTCAGATCATCTTCTGCTGGATGCGTGGAGAGGGCAAGTCGCTGATAGTGTGTTTGATTGTACTTTGGAAATTTTGCTGCTTCTCCCGTCAGAAGATAATGCTGGGGGCGAACAGCAAAGACCAGGTAAAATTTGTCCATTACGACATCATCCGTGAAATTATTCTCCACAGCCCTTCCTTGATGAATATTATAGGAGATAAGAATATTCAAGAGAAAGAGGTGCGTTTGAAGGAGAACCCTGACGATCCTAAACAGAGGAACATCGATTGTTTAATTCGCAGTGTGGGCACCTTCACTGGAATCCTTTCTAACATCACCGCCTACACTTTCTCTGAGATGTTTGATATGAAGAACCCCCGTTTCTATGTACAACTGGACGGGAGTATTAGAAACGTGCCAAACGCATTCGGTCTAATTGACAGCACGGTGTCGGACAAAACCCACATCCTATATAATATCTACAAGGAGTGGAAAGCAGGAAATCTACGTGGTACCTATTTCTCTTATCGTTGTAGCCGAAATGCTGACCCAAATGATTATTGGAACCCCCTCATGGATGGAGATCAGCTCAATGACTACCGAGTAAAGTTTCCTTTCGGAGAATTTGAACGATATTTTCAGAATCTCTGGGAAGCTGGGACCGTTCGTGTATTCCCCGACGCGATGATTGAAGAGATGGGAATCATAGGGGTGAATGAATCGTTTATGGATCATGACCGTATACAAGAAACCATCAAGCGCAAAGAGGAACTTACCATTAGAGCGCAGGATATGAAAGGTAAAGGATTTGAGCAGGGAAGCGAGGCTGATTGGGAAAGGATATCTGTGCTGGAGAACAGCTTTAAGAAGGTGGAAACACTGTACAGCCTTGACGGCCCGTTTGCCGACACCCCCTTGCCTATGGATAAGATACAGTTCTTAAGTGACGTATTTGACACCGATTGGGCACTGCTGACAGGGCTGGACATGGCAGACCCTACCGCCATGCGTGGGCAGGCAAGGACTATCTTTTGTACAGTACTTAAAGGATTAATTGGAAGCAGGACTAATCCTTTTCAGGATACTATCAATATACCAGATATGAAATTTATCTACCTACTTTTCTTTCTTGCCAACATACCAAATGATGACATCAACGTAGTAAAGCGTTTGATGGATGAAATGGACAGTGAATATGATGGAATTGATGCATTCTGCAGCGAGCGCTACGGGTCCTGGGATATGGTTCAGTGGTGCGAAGATAGAGATATTTTCTTCGAGCCTATCTTTCCTAATTACGATAGACAGCGGGAGGCTTTCAAGGAGTTTTATAATGTTGCCCGTGAGGGTAGATTTAAAGCCCCAACGATCCACGTGGTGGGAAGTAAACAAGGAGACCTTCTGCGTGAAGAGCTGTCAGTCTTTGATCATGATCCCATTAAGCGATGGTTCGGAAGTCCAGAGAAGACAGAACGAGGAGGTATCCAGGATGATTCCGTGTATAGTGTGGGATGGTGTTTATATGGAGGTCGTATGTTAGGACCTGACTCTTTTCGCATCCGTAAGTCGTCGGTAAGTTTTGGAACATTCATCCAATCTACAGGATTTGTGGGCAATTATTAGGTAATTCAAACTTTTTTATCTGACCCGTAAAAATTTAGTTTGACAACCCGGCCCCGACTGTGCTATATCTTGCGTTATGCTATTCTTTCCATACTATTCCATTTGGATAGGGGAAACTGTGTATGTTAGAGAAAAGGATGACGAATGATGAGATAGCGGAAGCATTAGATCAAATTCCAGATGAAGTACTCTCTAGAATCACTTTCGCTATGCCCTGGCAAGTTCTTGCCGAAGGCTACGAAGGTGCAAAGGATGAGGATGGATTTCCACTCATTTCTCCTTCCTTAAGCAAAGAGGACAGCAAGCTAACACGAGAACGCTTGCAGGAACTCTGTTTTCAAAAAGCTCACCGCAATCCCCATATCAACACCGCCGTGAGAGGGCTAGCAGGCCGTGTCACAGGAATGGGTTTCGAGGTTTCTTCTGGTGAGAGTAAGATCCAGGAGGTAATAGACGAAATCTATTATGATCCTCGAAACCGCCTTCACTACTTCCTTTATAAATACTATGTGAGGCATTTGATAGAGGGGGAATTGTTCATCTGTCTTACCGTGCATAAAGATGGTTTTATAGAGGTCGATTTTGTGGATCCTGCCGTGGTAACTGACAGCGGAGGGGATGGAAGTGGAGTAATTGTCCATCCTACCAAACCTATTATGCCATTAATGTATAATATCCGTATTGATGGCACAAATCAGCAACAGATACCCTCTATTTTCTGCGCTTATTACCCAGAATTGCTTTCGGTAGCCGCCGAATCCGACCTTTATGACCCAAAACTGCAAGATAAAAGCCGTTCTAGGGCGAGGATCTTTAATAGATTCAAAGGATATAACAAGTTTATGGTGGTTTTGGAGAAAGGATTCGTAACAAAAAGGGCGATTTCCTACTTGAGAACCACTTTAGAGTGGATAAATCACTACGAAAATCTAAAAAAGTATGAGATAGATCATAAGAAATCTTCAGGTGCTTATCTGTGGATTTTTAAGATAACTGAGCCAAAAGCCTTTAAACTTTGGCTTTCCCTCAGTGATGAAGACCGTCGCAAGACAGGTATTATGGCGAAGAAAACTCCTGGCTCGTCGCTGGTGCTCCCCCCTGGTATGGAGGTTGAGGTTAAAAATCCTGTGCTCTCCTCCATAAAAGAGCAGGACACGGACATCCTCGAAATGGTTGGTTCCGGCCTGAACGAACCTGAGGATGTCCTGTCCTCCAAATCCCGCAGCCCCTATGCCAGTATAAGAGCCAGCAGGGGTCCGATGTCAGACCGCGTCAGTGATGAAGTGGTATTATTTGATCGCTGGTTTATACATGATTTTTGGGCTGGTATTTTCTTCCTTCGTTCCGCCGTCACCAACTTCCCTGACACTTTCTCTGTACAAGAAGCCGTAGATTTTAATGAAAATAGGGAACCTATATTTAAGAATGTAAAGAAGAAACCACAGCAGTTGATAAGAGTTTCTTATCCTATCAGTGAAGTGATAGACCTTGAGGGCCGTGCTAAAGCACTGCTCGGTGTAAAACACGGTCCTGTGAGTGAACAGCTTGGTGTTCCCAATGAAGAGGTAGCCCGTAGGATGGGTATAGGAAACTATCATAAAGCCAGGCTGCGTAAGGCCACGGAGGATAATATGTATCCTGAGTTAATTTACAATGTGGATGCAGAGGCAGTTCAGGAAGATCAAGAGGGAGGAGGTGCGTAATGGATGAAAGGTCTCAAAGAAAGTTGGTCCAGAGAATCGCCATGTCCTATCTTGGTACCTTTTATATATGGGGCGGAGACGATCCTAGTGGTTTTGATTGTAGTGGTCTGGCCATAGAGTGTCTGAAGTCGGTAGGTGTGCTACCACGGGAAGGAGACTGGACTGCTGATTTACTTTCTCGAATGTTTCCGAGGGTAGACCCTCCGGAAGGAGGAGACCTCGTATTTTGGAATG